CCTGTATCAAATATTAATGCCTTTCTTCCTGTCTCTTTAATAACAGGAGCACCTAAACTATTTGTTTTAACAGGTACATCACCATTACCATCACTTAATTTAGTAATGTCTCTAACTGGTGTTCCTACTGCGCCATTGAAAATATTATAATGAACATAAACTCTTTTATCTGTAATGTTCTTAATTAAAACAGAACCTGCTGAACTGCTGTTTGCTATTTGAGCATCAACTACTGATAATATACCAAGATTTAAATAACCTTGTGAGGCAGATGAATTATCAATCTCAAAATAGTTTCCATATTCCATTGAGATATTTTGATTCTCAATTGTTTCGGTTGATGCTATTTGATCTATTTGGAATGAACGTTCACCAGAATTTTCTACTCTATAACCTTTAACATATGCTGTACCTGGTCCAACAACAACTTGAACTTCACCAGCACGGTCATCAGTTGTTAATGGGAATTGCTCTAGGATATAGTTTCCTGACTCTTCGTATGTTCTTCGAGCCATTTCTTCACCAAGAACATTATATTGAGAAACATCACGAACAGTAATTGCGTTACCATTTTGATAACGAGCTAATGTAAAGAAGTCAGAATTTGCAGTTGCTTCAGAACTTTCTAATACTGTTAATGTAGGAACAAGTTGTAATCTATCTGCACCAGGTGCGTTTTCGTTTTTGGAACCGTTTGCGTTATCGTATAAACTGTTATCTTGTAAAGCATTGATAAGTGATTCAGATACTAAATAACCAACTGATTTTGCATCGGCAACATTGGTATATTTTTCAACAACCAATCTTTGTTCTGCTGTAAATATAAAATGACCTTTTTGAAATATAATACCAGGAGCAGCTTCAATACCAAAGGCTCTACCAACATGAGGATTACCTGCTGAAGGAGATTGGAAAACTGTAAGATCGGTATTAATTACAACATTAACTGTTAATGCTTCGGTACTTGTTCCTCTGAGATATTTGTATCTCGTTACAACTAAAGCTTCACCAGCTTGGAATTGAGTTTGTCCTGCGTTACCAATATTAGTATAATTGATAAAGAAAGTATTTAGATTTGGTGGTCTTGTTTGGAAACCTTTTGCTGCTTGAACAATTTCTGCTTTAAGACCAGAAGAAGCACCTGATACTTCATAAACATAATCAAGTTCAACTTCTTGACCGCCGAGTGTTTCAACTGCAGGACCACTGATATATGCTTCTGCATTAAATCCTGTTGGACCGTCATTTAATTTTACATATTGAAGATCGTCAAGTTCTGTAAAGTTACAACCTTTTACGATTGAACCTTCTTTGAAAATATTATCTCCGAATGACTCGACCTGATTTTGCAGCATAGTCTGGAGTTGTGTAAGTTCTCTTGCCTGTATAGCATAGCCAGGCTTGAACATAACTCGATAGAACTGCTTTTCGGCATCATAGTCATCGAAGTATGGTGCTTGGTTTAAGTTTTTATTAATAGGCATCTTTACTTACGTTCCTTAAAATTCCAGTACAAATTTAAATTCTTCTCTTGAGAGGTCGTTTCTTGCTAATGGGAAGAATTCCTCCATGAAGTATACTTCGCCTGTTCTTTGTTTATAATCTGAATACACAACATTATCTGCTATAGGATTATTTATTGTTATTCTCTGACCAGTATTTGATGTAATTGCTAGATTTGGGTTAAATGATGTATCTCCATTACCAACAAGTGCATTATTCTTATATGGACCTATATATTCAGCCAAATAAACTGTATTCGAAGCTTCGTCGATCTCATGTACTTGAGCTTGGAATATAACATCGTTGTTTACATCAACTTGTGTGATTGTACTATTTGCATTTAATCTTGCATAATCATCAGTGACAATTGCGATTCTATTATCGAATATGTCAGGCTCAGAGGCAGTGTTTGCTTGTCCACTTCTCCATGTATTTACATCTACCATACTTTTAAATTGAGGAGTTCTTACAATACCAATACATCCGTATGTATTCTTATCACCGATCTTTGTATTATCTTCTGCTGTAATATAAGCATACATTGAAAAATGTTTACATCTAAATTCGTCAAGCAAGTTATAACCGTGTCCACCTTTTGGTTCAATAATAGGTTTAATTGTTGCTCTTACGTCTGCTGATTCTGTTCCACCTGGATTAAAGTCAATGATAGGATCAACGACTGATGCAATTGCATTATTATATCCTGAACCTTTATTTAACAATATGACTTTATTAATTCCACCGGAATCAATCTCAGGAACTGCAACTGCTCCTACTCCGTCACCTTGAATAATAACTCTTGGGAATATTTTAATATTTGCGTTTACGACTGAAGTAGAAATTTCCCAATCAGTTAATGCTTCCCAGGTACCGCCTGAATCATAATTAGTAAATCCACTTCCATCTAAATCAGTAACCAATAAAGGATCAGCTTTTAATGAGAATGTATCGGCATCAATTACTGAAACATAAAATGTTGTAGCTGCTACTGTATCAGATGACAATTCATTAAGATTTAATTCAACCATACCTTGAACATTTCTAAAAGTAATTGGTTGTCCGTTAACTAAGTTGTGGTCAGTTGATGTAATAGCAACTGGTGCAGCTGCTGTTGCATTTTCAATAACACCACGTCTAGGATCTGCTAATTCTCCACCTACAACAATTCTTGCTAAACCTGAACCTGTTTGTAATTCATATGATTTAATTACAAATAAGTTGGTAACACTTGAACTTGGGTTTGTAGCATAAAGATATTGACCTACATAATAATTATCGGTTTCATTCCAATCTTGTTCTCTAGGATCTATTTCTAATAAAACATCACCGTGAGTTAAAGGACTACCTACTCTACCAAGGTTTCTATTAATAAGTCCATTCTTTTCTTCGTATCCATTATTCACAATTGCATTAGTTACTTGAATCTCTGAAATACCACCGCCGTAAACCTCAGCTGGTTCAATGGTTGTTTCAGGATCAATTGGTATATAACCTAAAGCATTATAACCTTCGAATTGTAATGTAGTGAGACGATACATATACTTCCACACATAACCATCGGCAGTTTCATAAACTTGATTTACGTTAGCTGCATCAAATGTTGGTGGAGATTCTGAACCTACGCCTTCGTTATTATTAAGGCATTTATAAATTCTATAATCATCGGTATCATTATCGTTAGGACCAACGACCGCGTAAAACTTAAGACCGTCTAAATCAATACTATCATCGTATTCAGCGTATACGGTTCCTCTTTGCCAAGGATAATACTTTATCATAAAGTTAATATCATCGTTCTTTATCTTTTTGGCAAATAGAGTCTTTTCTAAAAACTCATTTTGAGAAGTAGCAGAATCAACTGGCTCAATACCGCCAATGCTGGAAACAAACATATAATAGTCATCGTTAGCCTTTGCATCAGCTATGAATAACTTATTAATGTCTTGATTAAAATTGTTTGTTAAAATTTCAGGCATTGTTATTTGAATCTCTATATTTTAGTTTATTTATATCCATTGGGCTAACCTCTCTTTCTTAATCTTGGTCGTGGATATACGCTACCACTTGTAGGTCTTGCTTTTGCATTTACTTTTGGAAAACTCGCACCAGATTCTGGTCTTTGGTTAATCCATCTTAATATTCTATTTGGTGCACCTTGTAAACTTACAAGATCAGTACTACTATCAGTTCCTGTATCATACATTAAATCTTTAGTTGCATTTGCCTCTAACCATTCATTGACTTGCGCTTGATTTAGGCCAGGATTACTTTCCATAAGTAATGCAACCACACCAGTAACTTGTGGGGAAGACATGCTTGTTCCACTCTTCTTAGTAAGATAAAACGAACTATTTCTAGAATCACTTACGGTGGCACCAGTAGATGTTAATTGTGAACTCATTATTTGCCTTCCGGCTGCATGAATATCAACTCCATCACCACAAACTGACCAATATCCTTTACGGTCATCTTTATAACCATCAAGTGTGCCAACATTTATAGTAGGTTCATTGAGGGATATACCAGCTGTTCTGTTACTCGGAATAATTGAAGCATATGTATTAGATCCTATCCTAAGGTACAAATAATTTTCATAGTCTTGATTACCAGTATTATTCGTTTCTTTTTGAGAATGATTTCCTGCGGAAGTTACTACAATAATACCGTCGGCTATTGCATCAGTAATATCTGCGTTAATTGAATTTGAATTATAGCCGAGAGTCCAATTACCACCAGGCGGTACATATATACCTCTTGCTTCTAATTCAGAATCAGTTAAATCAGATCCTTGATCACCATACTTATCGTACGTTACTCCTCTATATCTAACTATACCAACTCCATTATAAATCCCATTGGTAATTCGACTATCTCTACTAACAGATCCATTATAACTATGATTACTTACTGTAGGATTTCTTCTTCCTGTGGCTGGGTTAATTGGTTTAGTATTATGCCATTCGCGAATATAATCCCATAATGTAGATGGTACAAGAGGTGAACTATTCACAACCTGATTGACTGCACCAGTATAATAAAATTCTAAACTGTAAATATTTGCTTCTCTTGCCCAACCTAAAGTATTTCCTGCTACGGTTCCTGCCACATGAACACCATGATTAGTATCACTTTCTACGCCCATTGTATTATAATCATAGGTACCATTAGCGCCATAACCTAATTGATTTGTTAGAGAGAACCAATTAAACGGCACAACTCTACTTCCTCCTGTCCCATCAGCATTGACGGCAAGCTCTGGGTGGCCCATGGCAGTTGTTGTGATTGCTCCATCAACGATTAATACATCAACATTTTTTCCTGAAGCAGTTATATTAACAGTTGCAGATGAAATGTTGGTACTTCCAGATAATGCTTCATCTCCCCACGTGCCACTTTCTGCATTGGCACCAATAGTGTGTCGTAGTATTCCCCAATTTTTATCCCCTGTGACAGCAACGCCATTATTTCTTTTCCAATTACCGGATTCAGAATATCCACTCGCTTTCCATTCTATAGAATCAATTAATGCTTTTGATTCTATACTCATTACTCGAGGATCTTTTTCTAATTCAATTACTTCCTCAGGTGTTAACATATAATGAGTGTTACGACTGATTTGTCTTCTTAATTGTAAATCAACTGCTCTATCAGGAATATAAAGATCGCCACCAGGCGTTTCCATATCGTTATAGAAATCGTCTAAGTCTTCTCTGTTATGAAGAGTGACAATATATTCTTCCATTATCTTAAGCCTCTAATTGAAGTATTTCTATAGCTACTGTAATGGCCGTTGTGCCACCACTTTTGTTTCTTACTTTAACAGGTATGTTTGTTGTTGGTGTTGATTCTAAATTATAACCAATAGTTCCTGGTGATAATCTTACCGTTTCAGCTCCTGTTGTAATTACCTCAGCAATAATACCAGCATCCGGTGCAGGATCTGTTGTTTCTGATCTTGAGTTATCTGATGTACGAGCACTAGCATCAGTGTAAAGAGTTACCCAAGCCGCGGCTGATGTTGTAATCGTATATAATGCGTATCCTTTAAATCCAGTAATATCAAGGTCTGTTGATACTCCATCAGCAATTGATGCTGTAGCCTGAGAAGGAGATGTACGACTTGGTAAACTTCCGCCTCCACCACCGCCACCGCCTGCAGCCGCTTCAACAACAATAGTACCAACCATACTTGCGTGTGCTTGACATATGTACCTATAGTTACCAGAAATACCTGCTGGTATTTTCCAGAACATGGCACCACCGATTCCTGCGTTTGCGTTTGCGCCTTCGTAATAGTTTCCTGAATCTAAAGCAACCAAACCGTCGTTATAATCTGCACCACCCGCAGTTTGAATTACGAATGGGTGAACTGCACCACCCGCATCAGTTAAATCAAATCCAACTGTTGTTCCTGCTTTAACATAAATCGTTGGGTTATCAGTTGTTCCATATTGGTCAAAACGATATGAGGATGAACCGTTATGAGTAACCTTTAATACTGTAGCAGCATTTTGGAAAGTATTATGAAAAGCAGCTTTATCTGAAACACTGGAAGGCTGTTCACTAATGTCTGAATAAGTTGGAGTGAATGTTACG